TTCTCCGCCTCCGCCCCCGCCGGATCCACCGGGCTCACTTTGCCCTGTTTGACCGCCGTATGCACGACCCCCACCACTTGCAGAAATTACTCCTTGAATTGAAGTATCGCCACCTGGACTATTTGGTTGTCCTCCAGGTCCTCCGCCACCGATCGTCACTGTGTAAGGTGTACCGCCGTCTACTGTAATTTCACTTTGAGAAGATAAAGGTGTTGAACCAAAAGATAAACGGAACCCGCCAGCTCCGCCGCCTCCGGCTAAATCTTTTCCGCCGGATCCCCCACCAGCTACAACCATGTAGTGTAGGTCAAATACTTTTGCGCCTTGTCTTTGTCCAAATCCGCTTGCTGATGCGGCACCTCTTGAAGCTATAATTGGCATCTTTCTTCTCCTCCTAATCTTACGCGAACTGCGTTTGAGAAGCGAACGCTGTAAAAGCGGCGTCGCCAGTTTTAATCACAGTGTACGTATATATGTCGACAGAGTTAGCATTACCAGCTGAAGGTGCAGCTCCACCTTGATACTCTGGTGTTACGCTTGATCCATCGATTTGAAAAGCTGATTGATAGTATGGTGTGCCTGTGTTTGTCGCTAAGAAAGCAACAGTAAGAGACTCACCTGTATCCATAATTGAGTTTAAAGTTGTTGAACCATCACCTCTAAGGTTAATTGTAAAGTTACCTGTAGCTGCAGATGTAAAATATAAAACTGCTTGAGTTTTAACATCATAGTTAATTGTTCCAGTTGCTGCTGTTGCAGATACTGTAGCTTTTTCAGTTAAGTTCTGAATAGCACCGCCACCATTAAATGTAACTCTACCTGTTCCTTTTGGAGTTAAATTTAAATCAACGTTACTGTCACCACCAGTTGCAGATATATCAGGTGCATTACCTGTTGCTGCGTTTGTTACATCGATTTGGTTTACTGCTGATGATGTTGTTTGAAAAATAATTTGTTCGTTTCCATTTTCGTCTCCGATAAAGTGTGCATCATCAACTAAAATGTTTTGTGAATTAGTGTCTAAGTTACCACCTAATTGAGGTGAAGTATCTTCAACAACTGATTTAATACCTGTGTTAATTGTTACAATGTTAGGGTTAGTTCCATCATCTGCCGCTGCAAAAATTACAGCATCGCTTTTATCTGTTGCAGAAAATGTAAACGAATCACCTGATCCAGATACATATTTAAACTGTACTGTGTATGCACCTGATGTTGAATTTCTTAAAAAGTAAAAAGTTT